TACTTAAAATTTCTTTTACTTTATAAGCTTGTCCCGTGTCAGGGTAAAGACTAGCTAAAGCAAATTTTAACTTATCTTTACCAAAAAAATTAATTGCTTTATTAATATCTTGCGTTTTTATTTTATGATTTTTTTCAAAGATATTTTTAATTTCTTTAATTAAAAAATCATTAAAAGCATATTCCAATTGTGGTTTAAATTGTTCTATTGAGCAATTTTTATCACTTGCTTCCATTTCATAAAAAAATGTAGGATTATATTTTGCATGATCTTTAAATTCTTTATATTGTTTAAATTGAAGCAATGTATTAAATATTGATCTCTGCGTTTGCTCTGTATTAAATATTGATGGGAATTTTATTGTTTTTTTTACTGGAGTTAAAAATATATTGTTCATTTTTAATAAATTTTAATGTCAACTATAAAGTTTTTATCTAATTGTAAAATTTTTGATAAAGTTCGTTGATTCTGCCTAATTTAATTGATTCTAACATTGTTGATTCTTGAATTTTCTTAACCTCATTTTTTAAATCAATTTCAGTCATTGAACTTTGTTTAATAGAGCCAATAGAACCCTCGCCAACTTTAGAAGCTACTTTATCCATTATTTTAGAAATAATAACTTTTTGATTTAGTGGTAAAGTGTGAATAAAATCCATATCTTCTTTAGAAACATAATTCATTAAAGTTTTTTCAGCAGTATCTGCTCTTTTTTCGTAATCAAAACCCCATTCTTTTTTAATATTTTCTAATGATTGCTTGTTAGCTTCGTAGGCTTGTCTTTCTAATTCAATTTCTTGCGTTCTATCAGCCTCAAAAATGGTATTAAGAAATTGTTGAGCTACATCGGGTTTAATTCCTAATTCTAAAGCTTTTGTTTTGGCTGTGTTAACAATATTATCTTCAATAGAATAACCTTCTGGTAAATTAACTTGGTAATCTTCGGGTTTAAATTCTACAGGTTTTGACAATTCGGCTTCAATTTCAGCCTTAACAACATCACGAGCTTTGCCAAAATGTTTATTTTTATGATAATAATCTTTAGCAATAGCCGATAAATCTTTAGGAAAATTTTTTGAAAGTCTTTCAAAATCAGCGTCTTTTCTAATATCTTCAGGGAAAAATGAATTTAAATCAAAACTTGGCGTTGTTAATTGCGTATCTTGAGAAACATTAGTTTCAGTAGATGGGTTTACTTGTGTTGGTGCTTGTGCTACAACTTGATTTTCAATTGTCATAAATTTTTTATTTGTTAATAGTTTCTAAAAGTAAAAAGTTATCAATATATTGAAAAGCAATTTTCATCCCAAATTGGATTAAAGCCTCCTTTTCAATATCATTAGTAAGTTCTTTGGTTAAAAATTCTGGATTAATAACTAAAGCACTTAATAAATCTTTATAAACTATCAAACCTTCTTTTGACCCAAAAACATAATTAAAAGTTCTTTCCCTTTCCTCTTGCTTTATTTGTATTTTTTTTAGAATTTCATCTTGATTCATTAAATCCCCGCTTGTTTCATTGTTGCTAAAGTTTGGGCTTCAGTATTTGCATTTACCATTTCTTGTTGTTGAGACGCTAATTGCTGTCTAGCTTTTCTTTTATCTTCAATCTTATTGCTATTTTCAATTAATTTGGGGTCAATTTGCAAAATATCCGCTTTATATCTAGCTACTTCATCAAAGTTAATTGTGTCTAAAATAGATGGATCAGCTTGGGCTAAGTTCATAATTGACATTAAAAAGACATCTACAGAATTATTTTTACCAAGTTGATTTGCTTGATTAATTGGGTTAATAAATTCTGTTTTAATTTTTGGAAATATACTTTTTCCTGTTAATTCATCTACAATTCCCATCATTGAATTTGGCAGTTCAGGAAATGGTGCATCTGGCAATAGTGTAAAATTACCATCTTGGGCATATGATTTTTTTAATAAAATTGAAAAAACTCTATCAAGTATATTTTCAAGATATGATTGCAAAGAAGTTGCTAAACTTCCCATGATCCTATAACTTTCCGCTCTTAATTCTAAAATTTGTGTTGCTGTTGCTCTTGGGTCATCTAAAACCGATAACTTATCTAAAAAGAATATTTTTTTTATTGATTCTTGCTTTTGCAATATTAATTCAACAGTTGGATTAATTGTTTTACTATCATTTATTGGCTCTACTGCTCTACCATTTCCAACAGGTGATTTGACTAAATTTAAAGCTCTTGGTTGTAGATTTAATTGTTTTTCAAACTGTGCATTAACAATTAAAGGTGGATTTAATGTTTTTTGCACTGATTCAAAATAATCATACCACATCCTGTTTAAAGTTCTAGCATCTGCTAAAGCATACATTGCTTGTCCAGTTCCGTAAGTTTCATTAACTCCTTTTGAACTTCTGCCAATTGAAATAGGGAAGGTATCAAAACCAGTTTCTAAAATTATTTTATTGTGAGTTGCATCAAGCCAAATTCCTTTAAATGGCATGTTTAAATTGTCTATTTTTCCTTTATCCCTTTCTTCTCGAGGCATAATAAAAAATCTAATATCATAAGTTTTGCTAGGTTTTTCTTCAGCGTCTTTTTTTATTTCTTGATCTATATTTCCATCGGTAAATTTTTTAATAATATCTTTGGCGGTCATTTTAATTAAAACAATACAAGTATCTACTTTACCTTCATCATTTTCATTAATTAAAATGTTTTTAATGTGGATAGGTTTAAAATTAATCAATGAAGATCTGCCTTCTTCAATTTTCATTGCAATTGTACCAAATGCACCAAAATCTTTTAAATTTTCTTGATGAGCATCTTCAAAATTACTTGATGAATCGTAAATAACATTCCACATTTTAGTAGCAACTGCTTTTAAATATTCCGCAACTTCATCATTATCTTTTAAATCTTCATTTTCAATTTTTAACTCAAACCATGGGGTTGCTTTATTTGTAAGAGTTCCATTAAGAATTGATGCAAAATTTTCTAATGCTACAAAAGCCGTTGAATCATTTGCAAAGAATAAATCTTTTTTATCCCCAGCAGTTTTATCACTTGTGATGTCTGTTTTAATCGGTCTAAAATATTTAGCAGTGTCTTGCCAATTCGTTTCATAGTTTTTTCTTACTGTTAACAAATCATTGTAGAGATTATTTAATTCTTCAATTTCTTTATTGCTAGCCATGTTAAATTCCTAATAATGTTTTTCTTTCTGCGACGCCTTGAATTGATGAACCTGCAAAAGTTGTCCGCTTTCTTAATGCTTCTTCCTGTGCTTTTAAATCTGCTTCAGCTAATAATCTTTGTCTAGTTTGCTCCCCAAGTTGGGCATTTAATGCGTTTTGATCCTGCAAAGCATTCATTGCACCTTGTGCTTGCGTTTCTTTAGTTTTAAGATTAGAATAACCTTGGCTTCCTGCTAACATGCCCGGAATTGATCCAGTAAAGGCACCAGCAACAACAGATGCAGTCCTTCCAGCTAAATCACTTCCAGTTAAATCACCTACAGCTTTCCCAATTCCACCTGTAAATTTTTTATATTTTTTGCCAAATCCCATAAGTAGTAATTAATAAGTTATTGGACTGCTTATCGCAGTATCCCATTGTTGTCTTGATTGAGCTATATCTTTCCTGTAGCTAACCGCTAAATATCTAAAGCCGTCAGCTCCATGGCTTGCCCAGTCATGTTTTGGTTGTAATTTAAAAGTATTATTCTTATTGTCAAATTCTTTTTTGTAATTCTTAAGCGTCAATAAGCCCCTTCTTGTTGTAGTTTCATTAAAGAAACATTTAGGAAGTATTGATCTAACTGCATCAATTCCATCTTCAATTGAAAGTTTAGGGGCAATCATAAATCTTAATCCAAGCTCTAAAGCTGTTTCTAATCTACTTTTACCGTTAGTGAATTCCCTAATTTGTATATCATGCGGAGCAAAATGCTGTTCGTAAATATAAGGCTTGTCTTTTACTTCTTTGATGTATGAATTAAGCCCCCTGTTATTATCTTCGATGTAGTCGATAATTCTTATTTCATTATTCATAAATTGAGCAAACCAGATTGTGGTTGCATCACCAACCCCCAAGTCCCAGAAAGTATAAACTGGCAATTGTTGCTCCCAAGGATAATTGCTAATCCTTCCTTGCTTGTCTAAATCATCAATAATCTTAGAGTAATAAGCCCCCTCAATCGGGTTGTTAAAGCTACAAAGAAACTCCTGATTGAAAAAATCAAGTGTTTTGCCTTCGCTTAATATCTCAGCCCTTACTTGCTCTAGTTGCTCTTGAGTGAATACTCCCGTTTCCTCCGCTGTTTTAATTTCACTGTGCCAAACATCAGGCATTTTTTGAGCCATCTTGAATAACTCGTAAGCGTGATTTTGTCCCTTTGGCGTGAAGTTAAACATTGCCCAACCGTTATTCTCAAGTAGCATTGGTTGAATTGTTGCCCATGCTCTCGGGTCTTGCTCAGCATATTCACTAAACACCGCTCCTTTAATTCCTGCACCCCGTAAACTATCAGGATTATCACTTCCTACAATTTGATAAATAGAGCCATTTTTAAGCGTTATCTTTAATTCCTTCTCATTTTTCTTAGCAATTAATGATTTTGGAATATAGTCAATGTATTTTCTCCCCTCACTATTTGTTTCTTGCCATACTGATTTAGCTCCCTGTGCGTAGCTCGGGAATATGTGCCAATAAGTTCCGACAGCTTCAAACATTGCTGAATATAAAATTCTATTTAATGCTAATAAATCTTTGCCAGCTCTTCTATGCCAAACATATATTGCCCTCTTTTTTTTATCATCAATCATCGCAGACCAAAGCCCCAGTTGATAAGGTCTTGGCGTGTAATTGTGAGGGATCGTTATCTCTTGCTTAATTTTCAGTTGTATTAATTTGTTTTGTGAAATTTGCAGGAATTACAACAATTTGTTGCGTGTTATTAACATCCTGATTCTCTTTATAATTTAAATCAAATTCTTTGCGATTTTTGACTTTAGCTAAATATGTTGAAAATTGAGATAGTTCACACTTCTTGCGAACACTTGCGTTTGTGTCATCTGCGTCTATTGATTCAAGATGTTTCTTAGCTTCATCAATCATTGAGTAAGACGCTATTTGCAAAGCGACTTCTTTTTTTTCTTTTATTTCATCTTGATTGAGAAAGAAGCAAAGATTAGCAACATTAATATTAAATTCTTTTGCAAGCGATGCATAAGACACATTATTGCTAATTTGATTTAGTACATAATCTAAATTTTCGTTCAAGAATTTAAAAGATTCGATTTTAGATAATTGTTTTATTTTTATTTCTTTTGTTTGTTGCATTTTTTTTTCGCGTTTTAAGCGCGCGTGATATTTAGCGCGTGAGATAAAACTTTAATTAATTTATTACTAAAATATAATTTTTATCAATCTAATCTCATTTTTATAATTTTCAACAACTATTTCAATTTTCGACACACTTAAAAAAAATTACGATAAAATTAACTTTTTTAAGTAAAAAATAAATTTAAAATAAATTATTGATTTACAAAAATTAAAAGAAAAAGAAGCAAAAAGAAAAGACACCTATTAGCAATTAAAAATGTTTTTATTTTATTTTTAAACTAAAGTTTGTAGAACTTTTGTTTGTTTTTTTTTATTTTGTTTTTTATTTTTTTTGTTTTTTTAGCGTATCACATCATTTAAAAAAGTCAATAATTATTTTTATCTTACTTACTCTAATAAACAAAACTCTTGACAGTATTTTCTACTTACTCCTTCTTATCT